CGGAACGGGCGATGGGGATCGACTGGATGACCAAAGCCGAACTCGCCCAGGCGATCCCCCCTGACTACACGGAGTTTATCGGGCGGCAACTGCTCGCCCACCTGACCGACCGGGCGGCGCGGGACAAGGCGGCGAAGCGGGAACGGAGGGCGGCGTGATGGAGATCAAGTGCTACGGCGGCATGCTCGCTGGGCATGTACTCACAAAGGACAACCCTGAGCAGACGATCCACCAGAACGGCCTATTCCTCCTACGCATCCACCAGCCCTACCCCAAGCGCCAGGGCGAGAAGGTCACGGAGCGTCTGTTGACCTTCACCGATAGCTACGCGCTGTACCTCGACCCCGAGGCGGGACTGGTCTACCGCTGCGCTCACCCGATGGCCGGACCCTCGATCGGCGGGGAACTGCTCATCCCGACCGAGGGCGGCGGCTTCGACGCCTACGCCGACCGCGACGGCACGCTGTACCCGCGACCGCTCTGCGAGGAATGCGAGCGACCGATTCTCAATGGCGACGAGCGCGTCTGTGTCTCGTGCGCCGTGACGTGGTAGGGCAGGGGGACACGATGCGCGGCGACACGCTGGCGAAGCTCTGCGTCGTGCTGGTCTTCCTGGCCGGGCTGGTGAGCTGCGGGCAGAGCGTGATGATGGCGTTGACGACGCGCTAGTCCGGAACTGCGAGCGACGAAGGACGATAGCGATGAGGAAAACAACGATGACAGCGACCCATGATGGGGTGATCTATCCGGTGGCGTGCCGTGGCGCGGCCACCGCGCCGGACGTGGACGAGGTGATCGACCAGCTCGCCACCGAGCGGCGGGCGCACGCGGCGACCCGCACCGATGTCGCGGTGGCGCGGCTGCGCGGCCACGACTATCGGCTGGGCTACATCAATCTGTCGCGCGCCTACCGGGAGCAGGAGGTGCGGTTGGAGCGGGCACTGCGGCTGGTCGGCGCGCTGGCGCTGCTGGTGCTGGCGCTGCTGTTCGTGGCCGGTCTCGGTTGGGCGGGGGTGCGCTGATGGCAGCGACACAGGATCGCAGGCTGACCGTCCGCGCCGACCGCACGATCAGCGACCCGACTGAAGAGCGCCGGTTACTGCGCCAACTGATCCTCAAAAATGCCTCCGAAGAGCAAACGAATCTCGTCATCGGCATCTGTGATCGGTACGGCTTCGACCCCATGCTCAAGCATGTGGTGATCGTCAGCAATAACCTCTACGTCACGCGCGACGGCCTCCTGCATCTGGCGCATCAGAGCGGCCAGTTCGACGGGATCGAGGTCGAGATGACGCAGTTGCAGGGCGGCGAGTGGGTCGCTACCTGCACGGTCTACCGCAAGGATATGAGCCGCCCGATCCGCTACAGCGCGTTCGAGAGCGAGCACAAACCCGCCAATACCGCCAACAGCGCCTGGGCCAAGTACCCGCGCGCCATGTTGCAAAAATGCAGTGAGGTCATGGCGCTGCGTCGCGCGTTCGATGTGAGCATCGGCGCGGCGGAGGAGATCGGGTACGACGGCAGCAACCCGCAGACGAACGTCGGGCGCGTCACGGTGATCGAGGCCGCGCCGGCGCAACTCCCCGGGCGTGGGACGGTCGTGCACCCGCAACCGGCACCGCCGCCGCGCCCCGCGCAGCCGCTCGCCGAGGCGGCCTATCAGGAGGGCGTCGATGCGTTCCTGGCGTGCGCCGAGGACGGCTACTCGCTGAGCGATCTGCGGAAGCAGATCACCGACTGGGATCCGGCCCTCGGTGCCGAGCAGCGCGCGGAGATCCGCGCGCATTGGGCGGCGATCAAGGAGCACCGCGAGCAGGAGCGCGCGGCACGGCTGGCACCCGGCGCGGTGGCCCAGGAGATCATCGAGGCCGTGGTGACGGTCGCGCCCCAGCCGCAGACCGCCGCCGCGCTGGCCGCGTCCGACGATCCGTTCCTCGATCGGGCGCAGGACGGTGGGCGATGACGACAACAAGCGCACAACTCACACGGCCACTGACCCAGATCGCGGTCTACTGCCAGCTCTGCGGGCGTCCGCTCAGGCCGCGTCAGGCGATCCGGGGGACGCTCATCGACTACCGCTGCCCCGACGTGGACGAGTGTCGCTGGCGACGTAACGCGCGGCGCGCGGGACACCCCAACGCCGCGCCGCGCCAGGACGGTGCGCGATGAGTGCTCACACCTGGACCCCGGACGAGGACGCGCTGATCGTCCCTTCGCTGGGGCGGCGCATCCGACCAACGGTTATCGAGCACATCGCGGGGTGGCTCGGCTGCCACCGCGCCCAGGTGCGGCGTAGGCGGCGAGCGCTCAGACGGCTCATGCGACGGGGGCGGTGATGGCAAAGACCACATCCTCCGAGCGCAACAAAGCCTACCGCGCACGCCACAAGGATGATCCGGCCTGGCGCGCGAAGGAGCGGGCGCGGGTCAGTGCCTGGCGTAAATGCGTGGGCTGGCGTCGGGCGCAGATCGAGCACCAACCCGTGCCGATGCGTGGCCGCCGCGAAGTCTAGGAAGGGGAGAACTGATGGTAGAGCCAACGACACTGAATGGCCGCACCACGTTCTGGAGCCTGGACCACGAGCGCTGCATCGGGTGGGGGGATGCCGCACGCCCGAACGCCTGCAAGTTCCCCGGCTCGCCCCACAAGGAGGGCGGGCGCTGCATGCGCTGCGCGAGCAGGCACAGCAGCTACCTGGCGGGGGGCGGCGACGCGGCGGTAACCACCACGGCGACGGCCACCCCGCCACCGGACCCGGTCAAGCGCTGGAGCCGCAATCACGACGCCTGCATCGGCTGGGACGCCGGCGACGAGCACCACGGCTGCGCGACCCCGAACACGCCGCACGCCGGCAACGGGCGCTGCCAGAACTGCGCCTACAAACAGCTGAAGGCACGGGAGAAGGCCGAGATGACCGGAACGATGATAGCGCCGCCGCACACACCGCCCGTGGTGGCACGGGCCACCGCGCCGGCCGCGCCGGTCTTCGAGGTCTTCACCCAGACCAACCCGATCAGGGAGAACGGCCCCGCGTTGACCCTCCGCAAGGATGGCAGCGTGACGATCAACGCGGCCGCCTACGAGTTACTCGACCGTCCCAACTTCGTCGAGCTGCTCTATGCGCGCGATCAGCATATCCTCGGGATCCGCACCTGCGCCCCGACCGTCGCGCACGCCCGCATCATCCAGCGCGACAAAGGCGATACCCGCACCTCCGTCTCGACCCGCTCGCTGCTGAAGTTCTACGGTATCGAAGGGGCCAGAGGGGTGCGTGGCACGACGCGCCAGTACGGCGATGTACTCGCGGTGCAACTGACGACCGACCGGGCGCGGGGTTAGCCCGATGGCACAGCAACAGCAGTCGCCCCGGTCCGCTCCGCGCAATACCTGGCGCGGCCTGCCCGATGAGGAGGTGCGCCACTACCTGCACCAGTACCGGCAAGACCTGGCAACCATCGACGACGATTTCCGGCTCGATGAAGAGACGCGCATCTCGACCCGCGCCTACCTGGCCATGCTCGTCGCGGATGGCGAGCGCGAGTGGGCGCGGCGGGAACGCGCCGCGCAACTCGGCGTGCCGCTCGACGAGGAGCGCTTCACACCGGCATTCCTCGACGACCTCAAGGCCCGGATCAAGCTGGACGAGCTGTGCGCCTACGAGTTGGGCGCGCGGCTCGGCCCGGTCAACGCGGCCGGCTGGCGACACGGCCCCTGCCCGATCTGTCCCTCGCAGCGGCGCGACTGTTTCGGTGTCTTCGTCGGGGACGAGACGCGGCAGCGCTACAAGTGCTTCTCCTGCGGCGCGGGCGGCGATGCGATCAACGCGATCCGGCAGGCCTACGGGGAGAGCTTCGTGCAGGCGGTGGAGCGCCTGGCGCGCACTGGCGGGATCGCGCTGCCGGAGGTGCCGCGTCCGACGCCGCCGCGCCGTCTGCTCGACCTGGCGAAAGACGGGGCGGCCGATGCCTGACCCGACGCCGATCAGCGGCGCCGCCCTGGCCCCCTGGCCCCCGCCGCCCGACGCGGCGGTGTACCACGGGCTGGCCGGGGAGATCGTCCGCGCGCTCGACCCGCACACCGAGTCCGACCCGCTCGGCGTGCTCGTCTCGCTGCTGGCCGGTTTCGGCAACGCGATCGGCTCGCGACCCCACCTGGTGCTCGACGGCAAGCGCCACCCGCTCCTCTTCTGGCCGGTCCTGGTCGGGCCGACCGGCACCGGCCGCAAGGGGACCGCGCTCGCCAACGCCGGGCGGATCTTCGCGCGGGCCCTGCCAGTCTGGTGGGACGCGCGCGAGGGGAGCCTCTCCACCGGCGAGGGGGTCATCCAGCGCGTGCGGGACAAGACCGTGACGCGCGAGCCGCTCAAACACAAGGGCGTGATCACCGGCTACCAGGACGTGGAGACCGACGCCGGGGTGGCCGACAAGCGCCTCTTCGTCGCCGCGACCGAGTTCGGCGGGGTGTTGCAGGTCCTCGGGCGGAAGGAGAGCACGCTCGGCGCGGTGATCCGCAACGCCTGGGACGGCGATCCGCTCGGCACGGTGACGAAGAGCAGCTACCTGCGGGCGACCGGCGCGCACATCACGATCGCGGGCCACATCACCCCGGAAGAGGTCCGCATGCTCCTCGGGGCGCAGGAGGCCGCCAACGGCTTCGCCAATCGCTTCGCCTGGGTCTGCGTGCGGCGCTCGAAGCTCCTGCCGCTCGGCGGCGACCCCGACGAGGGGGAACTGTCGCTGCTCGGCGATCTCTTCGCCGAGGCGGTGGAAGAGGCGAGCCAGGCGGGCCGGATACGCCTCGACGACGACGCGGCGACGATCTGGGTCCGCATCTACGGCGACCTGGCCTCGGACGAGCCGGGCGCGGTGGGGCAGCTCCTCTCGCGCGCCGAGGCGATGATCCAGCGGGTCGCCGCCCTCTACGCGCTCCTCGACGCCGCCCCGGCGATCGGGGTGCCCCACCTCCACGCGGCGCTCGCCCTGTGGGACTACGCGCGGGACAGCGTGCGCCACGTCTTCGGGGCGAGCGGGGCGAGCGCGCCGCTCGCCGCCCCGCTCGCCGCGCCCACCGAGCCGCAGCGCCGGGCGGTGCTGAGCGGCCTGCTGGCCAGGCCGCTCAGCAAGACGGAGATCTCGGTCGAGATATTCAAGCGCAACACGGGCGGCGCGGAGCTGAGCGCGCTCTTGCATAGCCTGGTCAACGACGGACTGGTCAGCGCCACGCGCACGCGCCCCGAGGGGCATGTCGGGGCCACGCCGACCACGTTCGCCCTCACGCAGCAGGGGCAGCGGGAGGCGGCTAATGCGTAAATTCGTAAATTCGTGGCCGCGCGCCCCGTAAAAATAGCGCGCGCGCAGGGCAATCCAGACCATCCTATTTCCCTTCTAAGGAAGAGGAAAAGCGACAGCCTACTCTCTGTACGCGCGTTGGTCCCTTTTAAGACGAACTTACGCATTTACGAACCAAGGGGCCGACGAACGAACGAATTTACGAATTAACGCGGGAGGGTCGCATGGTCGAGCGAATACGAGCCGCTTACGAGCGGTATCTCCGGTCGGATGACTGGAAGGTGAAGCGAGAACGTGCCCTCGATCGCGCCGAGCGACGCTGCCAGATCTGCTACTCCCCGGAGGGCCTGGAGGTTCATCACCGCACCTACGAGCGCTTGGGCCAAGAGCGCGATATGGACCTGACTGTTCTGTGCGGCTCGTGCCACGGCTCGTTTCACGAACTGCTGCGAATGCGCCAGCGGGCAGCGTTTGATGAGACCGAACCGCCACCGCCGCCACCACCCCGACATCTGGATATCCCCGACTACAACGCCCTGGGCGACGATGACGATGATGACGAGAAAGGACAGTAGATGATGACCGCGACCGCAGCGCCGACGATCCCCTTCCAGCCCGCCGAGCGCGATTGCATCCTTGGCCAGCCGGACGACGTGATCAAGGTGCCCGTCCCCGACCACGGCATCAACCGGCACGGCGATGACATCGCCTACGACTTCGTGCGCGACGACCAGCTCGCCGAGCTCGCCGAGGGCCTGATCGAGCGCTACGCGAAGCGCTACGGCATGCTGGAGAAGATCGACATCGTCTATGGCTGGGCGCGCGAGCTGCCCGACACGAACGGCTCGGCGACGCTGATTAAGCTCAAGAAGGCCGACGCCTTCCTGTGGTGGGCGATCAACGACGGGCAGGTGCGCGGCCGCTTCCCCCACGTCTACGTCCTGCTGAATCGCCTCGTGGCTGGCTACGCCGAACTGACGATGTGGCAGACGCAGGCCGCCATCCACACCGCGCTGGAGTGCATCACCATCGCGCGTGGCAAGGTGAAGCTGGCGCATCCGGCCAGTCAGAACGCGAACCTCTTCATCGCTCGACGCTATGGCGCATGGAGCCCCGATCTGCAAGCGATCGGTGCCGCCTTGCGGAAAGCGGAGTCCGAGCAGCTGCCGCTCTTCGAGGAGGCCGACGAGGACGAGGACGAGGAGGGCGAGGGCGATGACGAGTAGCGCACTGTGCCGCATTTGCGGGCGACCATTCGACGGCACGACGACCCATCCGTGCCCCTGGCCTGAACAGGAGATGCGTACGCATGTGCTGGATTGGCTCCGTCATGAGATCGGCACGTTAGCCGTGACTCCGGCAGAAACGGCACGGAAGCTCAAAGAGCGGATGGGCGATAGCTGGTCCGGGCGGGGTGCGCCGTGTGAGCCATCGGCGCAGTGCAACACGCGCGGCGTTGAATGGTGTCGCTACCCGACCGCTATGGAGCGGTGGCGCATGACCTGGACCGAGGCGGCGCGGGCATTGCATCAGCCGGCGGAACAACTCCCGCTCTTTGCGGTGGCGTCGTGATCCCCTTGGCCACCGCCGAGGCCCTGGCACGCGAGGTCTGCGCCCTGCTCGCGCCCGCCTGCCAGGAGATCACCATCGTGGGGAGCATCCGCCGACTGAAGCCGCTGGTCCACGACATCGAGATCCTCGCGCGCCCGAAGCCGCCGCGCCCGACGTTCGGCGAGCCGCTGAGCGCGGGGTCGCAGCTGGAGGCGCTGATCCCGAGACTGATCGCGCAGCGCGAGTTGAAGGAGCGCCCCGACCCGCAGGAGCGGAAGAACGGCACGAAGCACAAGACGCTCTGGCTCCAGAAGGCGGGCGGCGTCGGGATCGACCTCTTCATCGCCCATCCCAGCGGCGACAACTGGGGGAACCTCGTGGCGATCAGGACGGGCGACTTCGAGTTCAGTCGCCAGCTCGTCACGGCGCGCAGTGCTGGGGGCCTGATGCCGAATCTTCTCCATCACGAGGACGGTTACCTGCGCTACCGCGCGGATGGCTATTCCATCCCCTGCCCGACCGAGGAGGACTTCTTCCACGCGCTCGGCGTGCAGGACATCCCCGACCCGGCGTCGCGGACGCTGGCCCTGGCGCGGCGACTGGCGGCCGCCACCAACCCGAAGCGACAGAAGGTAAAGGCATGAAGAAGGATCTGATTGCGGCGTTCGCAAAAGCGTACGAAGAGATGATGGACCCATTCAGCGGCGACTTCCTCGCGGAGTACGACGTCAGTGCCGATGACTGCTTTGCCCTGTCCACACTGATCGCCAGTTTGCTGCGAGCCTACTTAGGCATGGGATCGCAGCAGCGGGCGGCGCTGCTGCTGCGTGGCATCGGCCCATTGGCGGGGCTGAGTGCCGAGGCTATCGAGGCGGGTATCGCGCAGGCGGCGCTTGGCCCTGCGGCCGATGCCCTTGTTGCCGAGCTGCGGCGGATGAGGACCGGACAACTGTGATCGGCGTGCTGGTGGTGTTCGCCCTGGCCGCGTTCGGTGGCGGTGCCATTGGCTACGCGCTCTGCCTCTGGCACCAGGCGCAGCGCTCGGCCCTGCTCAACACCGCGATCCGCGACGGCACCATCCAGCAGTACGCCGGCATGAAAGACGGGCGCAGCGCCGACAACCTCCCGCCTGATCGCTACAAGCAAGGAGACTAGGATGAGCCAGCGACGGTATCCGGCCCGTGAGGCGGGCTATCTTCAACCCGAGGCGTTCAATCTGATGCGCTACCAAACGAAGGACGGCACGCTCACCGAGGTGCTCTGGAACAGCCGCGACGGCGTCACGCCGTTCGGTATCCGTAGCACCGATGGCCGCGAGATGACCCACGTCGATTGGCATCTCGACCGTTTTGCGCCCAACTATAAGCCCACGCCCGGCTCGCGGGTCTTCGTTACTCTCAGCAAAGAGCGCGCGACCGAGATAGCGCGCGAGCGGGTGGCGACGTACTGGGACGATCTTGAATACCCCATGTCACGCACGTTCGATTCGCAGGAGGAGGCGGTCGCATCCCTGGCGGAAAGCTATTGGAACGCAGGGACAGCGCCAACCATCGTCACCGTGCGTGAGGATGGGACGTGGTGACCGCCGACACCCCCGCCGAGATGACCGCCGCCGAGTACCTGGCGCTGCTCGCCCAAGAGGAGAAGCGCAGCAAGTACGGCGCGAAGCCGGTCACCGATCCGGAAGACGGCTACTTCCCCTCCACCGGCGAGTATGAGCGCTGGTGCGAGTTGAAGCGGCTGCGCGACCACGGCGCGATCAAGAACCTCCGGCGCAAGGTGCGCTATCGCCTGGAGGTGCACGGCGTCCTGGTCGGCCACTACACCCCGGACTCGGTCTACGAGGAGCGGGACGAGGCTGGCAACTGGCGCGAGATCGTCGAGGACTTCAAGGGCGGCCCGACGCGCACCGAGGCGTACAAGCTGCGCGCGCGGCTGATGCTGGCGTGCCACGGGATCACGATCAGGGAGACAGGCCGATGAGCGAGCGTTTTCAGGCGCGCCTCAAAGCCCACCGCGACGCGCGGCGCTGGTCGCAGTTGCGCGCGGCGGTCGAGGCGGAGATCGACCACAGCCTGATCAGCAGGCTGGAGAGCGGCCAGCGCCTGCCGAACCGCGACAACATCGGGCGGATCGTGACGGGTTTTGGGCTCACACCCGCACAGCACGACGAATTGCTGGTGTTGGCCGGATTCCTCCCGGACGATCGCGCGGCGGTCCTCGGCGACGAGCCCGCCGTGCTGGCGCTGTACCGGACGCTGCGGGATGAGGCCGTGCCGGTCGTCACCAAGGCGCGGCTCCGCTCGCTGGTGGGCGATGTGCTGGCATTGGCCGGGCATTAGTTGTCAGCGAGGCGTTTGTAAACCAATGCCATTGGGCGGCGTAGCGCGCGGCGGTGGCCGACGCGGGAGGGGGAGGGCGATGAAAATCCTTGCTGTAGCGAACGTGTTGTATGACAACCATGAAGTGCTGGTGTTCGCGGACAATATGGTGTTGCATCAGTGGCGCTACGAATATGACGGGGCGAGCGTTGTCGTGCGGTGTGACGCTCCTGGCGACGCATGTACGGTCGATGACTGGCACCACCAGCGTTTCGTGAGCCTGCCGACAATGGCCCAAGCGCATACACAAGCATTGCGATGGGTGATTGAGGCGTAGCGCGCGGCGGTGGCCGATGTGGGGAGGGGGAGGGCGATGCTAAAAGCGATCCGACGCACACATATTGGCGAACCACGCTGGTCGAGTCGGGGGTATGGGGTGCAAGTGTCGCTCCTGTGGGAGCCGCGCGATCTCTGGGTTGGCGTGTTCTGGGACCGCATCGTCGAGCCGGACGGGATACGCGTCTTCATCTGCCTCCTGCCCTGCCTACCGATCCGGTTGAGTATCACCCCATTGCGCCGACAGGAGGCCCGATGAGCGCGCACGACACGCGGGACGACGGGGCGGCGGGGGCGAGCCAGGCGGAGATCGAGCGGATCAAGGCGGCGCATGCCGACACGATCGCGATCTGGATAAAGGCCGATCCGCCGTTTGTGCCCTCACAGCGGACGCCGCTCTATGAGGCGACATACGACATTGCTGTTTTGCTCGCCGAGGTGGACCGCCTGCGCGCGGAGGTCGCGGCGCTGCGGCCCGTCGTGGCGGCGATGGAGCGGTACGGGGCGGCGATGGTCGCCGAGGATCAGGCTAAGGCACTGGTGGCACCGGAGGGCGAGCACGTTTCACAGACGGCCTTTGATGTGCTTACTGCGGCGCGGCGGGAGCGTTGGCTTGCCCATATCGCTCTTACTCCGGTGGCCCTGGCCCGCGCCGCACACGACGACGCGCCGGACGCGGGAGGGCGCTGATGGCTTCGGCGAGTGCTGGCGACATGAGCGTCGGGGATTGGCGCTGGCTGGAAAACGACTCCATCGCCTGGTGCTATGAATGTACATGCGGAGAGGCGATTTTTGTGTGGTCCTCCGATGGCTGTATCTACGATCACTGGCGTCACGGTGAGGGTGAGGCGTTGCTGGTGTTAGCGGGGCCCGACGAATCGTACCGGATCCCGGAGTGGTTGGCGCGTGTCCATGCGTATGAGCGCGTGGCGTGAGGGGGATGGTATGGGCGACAGACAACCGCGTGAGGGCGCGTGGGTGTGCCCGACGCCACGGTGCGGCAAGCGGCTCGGCGTGCTCACCCTGCGCGGGCTGATCGTCCTCGCGCCGCGCCCCGTGTTCCGCCCCGATCGCGTGGAGTTGCGCTGCCCGCAGTGCCGCTGCAAGGCGGTGTTCCCGCTGGGGCGCATCGCCGCTTGACCACCTCGCCCCGATAATCCTATACTGTCAAGTAGAAACGAAGAGTCTGGGCAGGAATCGCCGCCCATCGCGTGTACCTCCGGGTACGTGCGGTGGGCGTTTTTGTTTGTGCAAGGGGGAGCAGCGATATGAGCGACCAATACGCGCCGATCCCGATCGCGATCGTGCGCGAGTCGATCGAGCGGGCGCTAGAGCAGACGCGCGAGCTTGCCAAGGCTGTCGGTCGCGGCGACGGCGGGCGTGAGGTGGCACTCACGATTACCAAGCTCGAAGAGGCGCAACTCTGGCTGAGCAAGGTTCGCTAACCATGCCATCGCAACCCCGGCGCATCTCCCGCCGCGACCGTCTGCTGGTGCACCTCGCCTGTTGGTGCCGGGCGCGGATGAGCTTGCTTACCGCGTTTTACTTCGACTTGGCGATCTACGACGCGATGGTCGAGGTGCAGGCGCAGTGCCCGGCGTGGCGCGGCGTTTCGGCGGATTGACCACGGCGCACAGCGCGAGCCACGCGGGCAGGGGCGAGGGGCATGGGCGACGAGGTAAATGTGCAGCGAATTGCACCGTTCAAATGGACCTCCGCGCGCGAGAAAGCGGCCGCCCTGGCCGCCGACGACACCAAGAGCGATGAGCAGATCGCGGCAGAGATCGGCATAGCCGAGCGCACCTTCTACAACTGGAAGCGGCAATCCGAGTTTGCCGCTCGTGTTTCTTCCCTCGTTGCCGATGCCGCCGCCGTCGCCAAGGCCCAGACCATCGCGAATAAAGAGCGCCGCGTCCAGCGCCTCCAAGAGCGCAGCGAGAAGCTCGATCGGGTTATCGAGGCGCGCGCGACGGAGCATGCCGCCGTGCCCGGCGGCAATACCGGACTCTTGGTGCGCGAGCCGAAGATCGTCAAGGTGTACAGCGTGACGCCACCAGGGCGACGTGGCTCGACCTCGGCGGCCGACGAAGACGACGAGGAGATGCTGACGCCGACAGGTGGCGTGCAGGTCGTCTACGAGTATCGCGTGGACACCGCCACGCTCGCCGAGATGCGGAACACGGAGAAGCAGGCCGCGCAGGAACTCGGCGAGTGGTCGGAGAAGAAGGAGCTGACGGGCGCGAACGGCGAGCCGCTGATCAAGGCCTACCTCGGTCTCGACCTGGACGAGGTGTAGCGTGGTCGCCCTGCGTCGTACCCGCCCCGCCCCGCAGCTGCGGATCGTCCCGCAGGACGAGCGGCCCACGCCCGATCAGCGCCCTTACGCGCCGCAGGGTGCCTCGCTCGACCTGATGTACTGCAAGGCCGACGAAGTGCTGATCGAGGGGCCGGCCGGGACCGGGAAGAGCCGGGGGGCGCTGGAGAAGCTGCATATCTGCGCGGAGAAGTATCGCGGGATGCGCGGACTGATCGTTCGGAAGACGCGCGCCTCGATGACCGACTCCACGCTCGTGACCTATGAGAACGAGGTGTTGCCCGCCGGGTCGCCGATCACATCCGGGCCGCAGCGCGAGCAGCGCCACTCCTACAAGTATCCGAACGGCTCCGAGATCGTCATCGCGGGCATGGATAAGCCCTCGAAGGTGATGTCCACGCAGTACGACTTCATCCTCGTCGACGAGGCGACCGAGCTGCTCGAGGACGATTGGGAGTCGCTGACCACGCGTAACCGCAACGGCGTCATGCCCTACCAGCAGTGCGTCGCGGCGGTGAACCCCGGCCCCCCCTCCCACTGGCTGAACCAGCGGGCGAACCGGGGCGCGATGGCGCGGTTCCTGTCCCGGCACGAGCACAACCTCCGCATGTTCCGGCGCGGCCAGTGGACCCCCTACGGCAGCGCCTACATGAAGAAGCTCGACGCGCTCACCGGCGTCCGCAAGAAACGCCTCCGCTTCGGCATCTGGGCGGCCGCCGAGGGCATGGTTTTCGACGATTACGACCCGGCGCTCCACCTGATCGACGCCTTCCCGATCCCCGACTCCTGGCGACGTTTCCGCGCGATCGACTTCGGCTACCGCAACGCCTTCGTCTGCCAGTGGTGGGCACTGGACGAGGACGGGCGGATGTTCCGTTATCGGGAGATCTACCGGACCGGGACGCTCGTCTCGGACCACGCCGAGGAGATCAAGCGCCTCTCCGGCGACGAGCGCTACGAGGCCACGATCGCCGATCACGACGCCGAGGATCGCGCCACGCTGCACGCCGCCGGTATCCACACCCTGCCCGCGTTCAAGGGCATCTCGCGCGGCATCCAGGCGCTGCAGGCGCGCTTGCGTCCTGCGGGCGACGGGCGGCCGCGCCTCTTCCTGCTCCGCGACGCCCTCACCTCGCGGGACACGGCGCTCGCCGAGGCGCACAAACCCTGCGCCACGGAAGAGGAGATCGAGGGCTACGTCTGGGCGACCGGGCCGGGCGGCAAGACGAACAAAGAGGAGCCGGTGAAGCTCGACGATCACGGCGTCGACACGACGCGCTACGCCGCCGCTTATGCGGACGGGCTGGGGCCGTTCCTGCGCGAACTGGACGAGGAGCCCGACTCCTTCAGCGTCTACGGATAGGAGCCGCCATGCCGTCGCCCTTCGAGTCCTACACGTTCAAAGCCATCCAGGATGCGGTCGGCGCCCTCAAGCTCGATGAGGGCGCGACGGAGACCGTCGATTTCTACGACGGCGACCACTGGCGCGACGGCGACGCCTGGATCGGCCAGCGCCCGCCGCTCGAGGATCAGAAGGCATACGCCAGGTTCATGGCCGATGTCGAGCGCGCGTTCGACTCCGAGAACGTGGTCAAGGAGATCGCCGATCGCCATGTCGGCGGCATCGTCGGGCGCGAGCCGCGCTGGGGCTACGTGCCGCGCCTGGCGCTCGCCGAAGGCCAGGAGTACGACGATGCGACGAAGACGCTGATGGAGGCGACCGACGCCGCGCTGACCGCCTGGTGGGATAAGCGCGACGTGCTGAAGGAGATCCGCAAGGCGGTGAAGAACACGGCGCTCGTGGGGCGCGGCCCGCTGCGCGTCTTCATCCCGGCCGGGCGCGGTCGCGACGCCGCCGGGGATATCCAGCTCCGCCCACAGTCCGACCAGGATCCGCTCGTCGCCGCGCTCGACCTGATCTTCATCGATGCGCTGCGCCCCGATGAGTGCGGCGTGATCACCGACCCCGACACCCGCGAGGAGGCCAGCGTCTTCGCCTTCACGCGGAAGGGCAGCGATGGCAAGGAGGTGAAGCTCGCCGAGATCTCCTATCTGGACGACGACGGCAACACGATCCTCCGCATCGTCACCGAGGACGGCCAGGTGGACGCGGGCGGCGAGAAGGCGCTCGCGCTCGGCGGGCACCTCATCGTGTTCGACCTCGAGCGCGAGGCGCTGATCACCCCGCAGGTGCGCCAGGGGCAGAAGGCACTGAACTTGACGTTGACGCAGATGACACGCAACGTCAACCTCGCCGGCTCCCTGGAGCGGGTCATCTCCAACGCCTCGCCGCCCGGCTACTACACCAACACCGCGACCGGCCAGCCCTGGCAGGAGGGCGAGCCGAAACAATACCGCACGTTCGTCCCGACGCCGCTCCAGGTCGGCCCGGCGGTGACGACGTTCCTCACCGGCACGAAGATCACCGACGATACCGGGCGGGTCACGGGCTACGCCAACCCCTCCGTCAACTACCGCGATCCGGTCCCGGTGGATACGTTCGTGGCGACGCGCGAGCTGCGCTACGCCTCGATCCTCGGGCAGGTCGGGCAATTGCACGCCCTGATCAGCAAGGACGCCACGGCGAGCGGGGAGTCGCGGAAGCAGGCGCGCGCGGAATTCGAGGGGACGCTCGACATCACGAAGGGCGCGCTCGACGCGGCCGGCCGCTGGCTCCTGGAGACGGTCCTGCTGCTCGCCGCGACCCTCACCAATCGGACCGCGACCTACGAGCCGCTGCGCTGCGAGTTCGGCGCGGTGGTCGGTGCGGGGCCGAAAACGGCGGACGAAGAGACATCCATCATGAATCAGCGCGACAAGGGGCTCCTCAGCCGCGAGACGGCGATGAGTCGCCTCGACGTGGACGACGTGACCGCCGAGATCGCGCGGATCGACCAGGAGGACGAGGCCCGCACCGCGCGCGAGGACGCCTCATTCACGCGGCTCACGCAGCCGACAGGGGCGGCACCAGGCGCGGGCACCGGCGGCGCGGTTGACCCGGCGGCACAACTGGCGGCGGAGTTGGGGCAGGGGGCGGCATGAGTAAGGGCGAGCAGGATTGGTGGAACGGGGATATTTATCCGGGATGGACGAAGCCGAAGACCCACACTGATCGTACCGCTGCGGAAAACCTGAACCATCTCGCCGGTCGTGTCATCCATGCGCTTGATGGCTGCAATTATTGCCGCCTCCACAGGTGCAATGCGACCGCGCATCTCGACCTGAAGTCGGCACTGTTTGCTGCGACTGGCATCGAATACATGCCCTATGCCGATCGCCTGAACGCCGCGAGGGATCGGTAGCTGATGGCGGACTCGTCCCGCGCCCAACTCGACGCGCTCCTCAACGCCACCGACGCGCAACTGGCGGCGCTGCTCATCCCGGTCGCCAAGGCGCTCGGCATCGCTCTCACGCGCGCGCAGGACCGCCGTGGCGGCACGATCGCCTCGCAACGCCTGCCGATGCTGCGGGCGCTCCTGGATGACCTGATCGCGCGGGTATTCGGCACCGAGCCAGCCGCGCAGTTCGATGGGGCGGGCAAGGCGCTGACGCCGATCGCCCGGTTGGTGGGGGCATCCACGCGTGCGGCGACACGCCTCGCCCTCGCCCCGACCGTCGCGGACATCGCGCGGCGCACGCAGGGCGACCCGCAACTACAGTTGGCGCTCCTGAGCGGGCGACAAGGGCTCACCCCGCCACCGGGCGCGCGTGTGCCCCGCGTGGACAGCAGCCGTACCTGGGTGGACCCGAACGGCTACACCCTCTCGGATCGCCTGTGGCAGAACGGCCAGGAGACGCGGGATGCGATCGACGCGCTCTTGCAGTACCACATCGGGCAGGGCGCGGACGCGGTGACGACCGGCAAGGCGCTAGAAAACTTCCTGACGCCCGCAGGGCGTGTCCAAGCGACGCGGACCCCGTATGGCACCAGTGGTATCGCCGTACCGCGCAGGCTCGCCAGGACGGAAAGCAGCCGTGCTTACGCAGTGGCGACGCAAGAGGGCGCGCGTCGCAATCCTTGGGTAATCGGCTTGCAATACAGGCTGAGCGGGAATCATCCCAAGCAAGACCAATGCGATTCCTATGCGAGCGCCGACCCACACGGCATGGGGACGGGTATCTACCGCATAGGGGAGATACCGCTACCGCCCGTGCATCCAAATTGCCGCTGTGTCGCCTCACCCCATATCGCGCCGAACAGCGCTGCCGTCGTGGCCGACCTGGGGCGCTGGACGCGCGGCGAGGATGTGCCCGCGCTGCGCGATCTGCCGGGTGACGGGATCGACGTGGAGACGCTGGTCGGGACGCTGACCGGGATCGGGAAGTAGGGGGGTATGGCCGCGCTCACTGACGAACAACGCAAGGAACGGATCGCACAGATCACACCCTACATTACCGAGATACAGGCGGCGATGGGGCTGGGCCATTGGCACATCATCGTTTATGACGAGCGGCATCCTCGCTTGCCCGAGATGGTCGCGGTTGTCGATCCCGGCGATGGGCAGAATATGGGTGAACTCTGGCTCAATGATGGCGCGCTGAATGAGACCCCGGACGATCTCCGCAATACCATCGTGCATGAGCTATTGCATCTGCACGAGGCCCACTGGCTGCAAGCGGTGGATGAATTATCCGGGGAGTTCGGCAAGACCGCCTGGAATGTCTGGATGGCGGGATTTCGACGCGAGATCGAATACATGACCGATGCTCTGTCGCGGGTGCTCGCCCCGCATCTTCCGTTGCCACCCAATGCAGAGGAGCAGGCCATATGAGCGCCGCACGCCGGGATGGCCAGATGGACACCCCGCCGCTTGACGAGTCGTTGCGCGCCCTGCTCGTCGAGCTGCGGCGCGGCCATCTGATCCAGGTGGACGCCATTGACCGCTTCATCGGCAATCCGCCGCGCGACCCGAAGCCGCGCCGCGAGCCGATCGCGCGGGTCTGGCGGAACGAGGACGAGGGCGAATACCGGTCGGCTTGACATAGCGAACGTCTCGCCCTAGACTATAGCCAACCCAATAGGCCCGCGACCATCTCGGTCGCTCGCCCCCATCGTTTGCGGAACCGGCGTATGACGCCCCCTCCGTGCGATGGGGTTTTTTGTATTTGCGGCGCGGCATGGCCGGGCCTACCTCCCAGGGGGAGCCGATGTTCGTCCGCTGGCAGCCGCATAACTGGGCCGAAGCCCGCACCCTTCTCAGCGCCGGTGGTGCCGGTGGCGAGGGCGGCGGCGGCGGGGGCAACGAAGGGCGTCAGAAGGAGCGCGCGAGCGACCTCGTCGATCGCTACAACGGCGACGCGGTGAAGATGGCCGAGAAGCTCGCCGATGCCCTCAACGACAACTACACCCTCCGTCGCAAGCGCGACGACCTCCAGGGCGAGGTCACCACGCTCACCGGCAACCAGAAGCCGGAGGGCGCGACCATCCTGACCGGCGACGAGGCCAAGGCGTATGACGCCTACAAGGCGCTCGGCAAGCCGGACGAGCTGACGCAGCGCCTCACGGCGGGCGACGAGGCGTCGGGCAAGGTCAAGACGCTGGAGCGCGATTCGGTGCTCCGCTCCGCCGCCGAGGTCAGCCGCTTCAACTTCGATGTCCTCAAGGATCGGGCCGGGGATCTCCCGGTGGCGATCGAGGATGTCACCGAGGACGGCAAGACGGCCAAGCGGGCGTTCGTCACCCCGGAGGGCGGCGCCAAGACGCCGCTCACCGAGTATGCCGAGGCGCAGTGGCCGGTCTACCTCCCGGCCCTCCGCGTGGCGGAGTCCGGCGAGGGCCAGCGCCAGTCCGGCGTCAGCTTCCCCAAGCAAGGCGCGGGGGGCGGGGCCCCGGCGGCGCAGGGCGCGGCCAGCAGCTTCATCGCCAACAAGTACGGGCCGCGCAAGTAGCGGCCCCCACGGCACCACACACGACGCGGCGCTGCGGCCCGATGGTCGCCCGCGCAGGAGGCAAGCATGGCGCGCATCGAGACGACCCTGACCTTCGCCGGCCCGGCGGGCATGGCGACCGCCGCGTGGATCGGCGATTACCTGGACCGCGAGCACCTCGTCCCCGGCGGCGCGCGCCTCGACCCGACACAGTTCGCCGACGCCGAGGCGGTCATCGCCACGGTCGGCGTGGCCGGTGCCGCGCAGGGCGCGACGAGCGTCCCGGTCGCGGCGCTGACCGGCCCGATCCCGAGCGGCACGCTCCTCGACTTCGGCGGCGCGAAGTTCGCCCGCACGACCGCCCTCGCGGCGACGAACGCGACCGCGATCGCCGTGTCGGCGCTGCCGACCGCGCTGGTGTCGGGCGACAAGACGACCTACAGCCCGCGCGGCGCGCGCAAGAACATCCCGAGCGGCACGCTGCTCGGGCGCACCTTCGCCGAGCGGGATGCGAGCACGCCGTTCGGCCCCGCCGCCGACGCCGACGACGAGATCTATCTCCTGGCCTACGACGTGACGGACGCGGCGACGAACGCCGACTGCAACCTCTACCGTCCGGGCGGGATCGTCAAGGAGAACTTTCTCCTGACGTTCCCGGCGCTGAGCGTCGCGCTCAAGGCGAAGGTCCGGGCGCTGTACGTCTGCGTGCGCGGCGGCATTTAGGGGTTCCCGCTGAATTAACTATTCCGCACTGCGGTGGGCGGGTGGATGTCGATGAACCACTTGCCCAGGGTCGCATGCCTGGTGAGGTGGGTCTCCACTGCGGCCATCGCCTCCTTGGTCAGCGTCACGCCGCGCGCGTAGGTCGTCGTC